TGCTCGTATCTTCTATCTGCCTCAGTACCCGGTTGGGAAGTTGGAGTGGTCGCATCGTCGTTTTGGTCGTGGCGAGTTCTTGGATGCTGAGTTGGATGAAGTGTTCGTTCCAACACCACGAGACATGGTTCGTATGCCGAAGGCTGTGGTGTCTCGGAAGCGTGTGAAGCACTATTGGCAGGATGAGTCGTGGTGGAATGAGCCGCAGGATCTGAGTCGGTTTGCTGGTATGACTCGACAGCAGATTGCTGTTGCGTTGCGTAGCGAGTTTGCTGAACTGAGAAAGTCGTTGTCTTTGGACTGAGTAGAATCGGCTGTCATGGCCGTTGAGCGTTCTTTCATTGTCAAGCTCCTTGCTGACCCCAAAGACCTGCTCAAAGCGTTTGGTGAGACTGGCAAGGCTGCGACGGATGCGTTCGGTGCAGCCAACAAACGGGTCAACGAATTGGTGCCTGGGTTCCAGAAGATTGCTGCGGTTTCGGCTGTGGCGTTTGCTGGCATGGCTGCGTTTGCTGCCGGGGCTGCCAAGGCTGCTATTGAGGATGAGGCTGAGCAGGCCAAGTTGGCAAAGACGTTACAGAATGTCGTTGGTGCTACCAAGGAAGCGGTTGACCAGACTGAGCAGTTCATCAAGGTTCAGTCTCGCCAAACGGGTTTTACTGATTCAGAGTTGCGTCCATCGTTGGAGAGTTTGGTTCGTGCAACTGGTGATCTGACGAAGGCACAGCAGCAACTTGTTTTGGCACAAGATATTTCTGCGGCTACAGGCGCCTCGGTTCTTGAGGTATCGACAGCGTTGGCCCGTGCGAATGTGGACAATTTCAAGTCGTTGGTGGCGTTGGTTCCGGCGTTGCGGGACAACATCAAGGAAGGTCAGTCACTTGACCAGGTATTTGGTGAGTTGAGTTCTACGTTCGCTGGTTCGGCTGCGGCTGCTGCCGATACTACGGCTGGTCAGTTGAAGATTCTTCGGAACAGTATTTCTGAGGCAAAGGAATCTTTGGGGGTCGGTTTCATTCCTGCGTTGCGTGCGACTGTTATTCCGTTGACGAAGCTGGCTCAACTGATTGAGGACAACTCGACTCTGTTCTCGGCGATTCTGATTTCTTTGTTGACGTTCACTGGTGCGATTGTGGCTGGTGGTGTTGCGTTGAAGGGTTATGCGGTGGCGGCTGCGTTGGCTGCTGCGGCCACTAGGGCGTTGCAGGTAACAATCACGACGAGCGGTTTGTTGGGTCTTGTCGCCGGTATCAGTGCCTTGGTTGGTGCGACGGTTCTGTTGGCGAACAAACTGTTTGAGACAGAGAAGAAAGCCAAGGCGTTGCAGAGTGCTGTGGCTGGTACTGATGGCATTGTTCGAGCAGCAGGCAAGTCGTACATCTACTTGTCGGATCGAGTGCAGATGTTGAACAGCAGTCTGTCACGAAGCGTCAACCTGCTCTTTACACAAACGAACCGTTTGGAGGGGTTGGCTCGTTCTTACGGTGTCACCACATTCAAGACGGGACAATTTGAGCAGAAGACTTCTGGTGCAAGTAAGACCGTCCAAACTGCGAAAGAGAAGATTGCTGAATATACGTCGGTGTTGAAGCGGGCGCAGGGTGCGTCGGATGCGTTCGGTGCTGCTCAGAAGCGTGTTGGCAATGCTCAAATCTCGGTGGCTGATGCGAACACTGCGTTGAAAGAAGCGCAGGATGCGTTGGCGAAAGCTCAGCAGGGTGGTTCGGCTGAGGATATTGCGGCAGCCCAGCGTGCTGTGGCTGCTGCGGAACGTGGTGTTGCCAGGTCAAAGTTCAGTCACGAAGAGGCCATCATTGCGGTTCGTGACGCTGAACGGAAACTGGCTGAGATTCGTCAAGACCCGGAGGCTACGGCGGATGAGATTCGTCGTGCCGAAATTGACTTGGCTGAGGCGAAGTTCAATGTTGCTGATTCTGAGGATCGTCAGATTGAGACGGCGAACGGGTTGGCTGAGGCTCGACGGAATCTGCGTATTGCGACTGACGGGTTGCGTCAGGGTGATGAGGAGTTGTTGCCGTTGCAGAAAGCGGTGGAGACTGCTCAACTTCAGTTGAAGGCTGCGAATGATGAGTTGACGGACTCCATCAAGGCTCAGTCTGCTGCGTTGACGGAGTATTCGGAGGCGTTGGCTGAGTTGGCTGATATTGCTAAGAAGTTCCCGAAGATTGCGGAGAATCGTCCGGCGAGCGGTTTCATCCCTGTACCTCCAACGGTTGATCCGTCGATGGGTGGTTCGTCCACGGTTGGTCGTGGTGGGGAGCAGACGTTGAATGTGATTGTGCAGTCAGGTGTGTTGAACGGTGCTCAGGTTGGTGAGGAGATTTATCAGTATTTGCGGGACTATGAACGAGTCAACGGCCCTCTGAATTTCATGGTGTAGCCGATGGCAAAGACGGCGATTTGGGGTCAAACATACAGGGTGTTGATGGACACCGGGTTGTTGCAAGATGCGTTCACTCTGGACTCATCCACACTCAACGGCCCTGACGTATTGGACGGTTCAACCGATTTCGCTGACGTCACCGAATACGTCACCAGCGTCTCCATCCGTCGAGGTCGAGCCAGCCAACTCGACACCATGGGCGTCGGACAAGCCACCATCGTCCTCGACGACAAAGCATCAGGCCGAGCATTCGACCCAGCAAACACCGCATCCCCCTACGTTCAAGACGGCTACGGCATCGCCCCACGACGCTTCGTCCAAATCTATGCAGGCACAGCCGGACAAGAACCCCTCTTCGTCGGACGAGTCAACGACCTCGACATCGACTACCAGCAACCAGACAACAGCTTCGCCATCATCACCTGCGTCGACGACCTCTCCGCCCTAGGCCGCACCAACCTCACCGCCTTCAACCCATCCAGCCAACTCACCTCCGCCCGAGTCACCGCCATTTTGGATCGCCCAGAAGTCGCCTACTCAACTGCCACCAGGAGCATCGGTACCGGGGTGGCCACCGTTGGCACCGTCGCCTACGAAGCCAACGACAACGTCAAATCAGCCATTGACGCAGTCATGCTCGCAGAAGACGGACGGTTCTTCGTAGATCGTGGCGGCACAGCAGTCTTTCAACCTCGCATTTCCTACTCTTTTGACACCGCCAGCATCCAATTCTCCGACACGCCAGCCGGCACCGTCATCCCCTACCAAGAACTCTCCGTCGGCTACGGCGCAGAAACCCTCTACAACCGAATCCAAGTCGGCGTCCAAGGCTTCGCCGTCTCCACTGCAGTCGACACCACCAGCACCACCGAGTTCGGTGTCAACACACTCAGCCTCTCCGACGTCCCACTCAACACCCAAGCAGCCGGCGACACCCTGGCTGCCAACCTCCTCGCCAAATACAAAGACCCCGTCGTCCGCTTCAACGAAATGAGCATCCTCGTCAACGGACTCAGCGCCAGCAACGGCCAAGCCGTCTCCATCCTCGACATCGGCGACCTCGTAGAAATCAGCAAGACCTACCAACAAGGCGCACCAGGCACCGTCACCAAAACGATGTTCATTGAGAACCTGAGTCATGACATCACACCAGGATTTCATCGCATCCGACTCGGCCTCGGTCAAGCCCAACTCCTCACCCAATTCATCCTTGACACCAGCGAACTTGACGATACAACTGTTGGGCTCGGCTAAACTCAACGCATCATGGGAGCAGGATTTCGCACCTTCGCCAGTGGCGAAGTATTGACAAGCACAAACGTGATGGACTATCTGATGAAACAGATGGTCATGGTGTTCGCAGGTACAGCCGAACGTGGCTCAGCATTGCCTTCACCAGAAACAGGAATGGTCGCCTACTCAACGGCGACAGGTATGCAGATTTATAACGGCACAGCCTGGGTTAGTATTTAGTCCTATGGGTTCCGGCTTCCGCACCTTCGCCTCTGGAGAAGTTCTCACGGCCTCCAATGTTCAGAACTATTTGATGGATCAAGCCGTCATGGTGTTCGCTGGTACAGCAGCACGAGCATCAGCACTCCCCTCACCCGAGGTTGGGATGACTGCTTATTCGACGGCAACAGGGTTGCAGGTCTACAACGGAACCGCTTGGGTTGATGTTTCAACCGGATATGGAGTTGCAACTGGTGGTGCTTCGTCAACTGCTATCACTGTTGGCGGAGTGAACTACACACTCCTCACATTCACATCTACCGGAACTCTCACCGTTACAAAGGCTGGACTCTTCGACATCGAGTGTTATGGCGGTGGCGCTGGCGGTGGCGGAGGTGGCGCAACTGATCGCGGTGGCGGTGGCGGTGGCGGCTCATCTCGAGTTACTGGAACCATCTATTTGAGTGCTAATACGACTATTACCGTCGGCGCTCAAGGCGCAGGCGGAGCGTTACAACGAACGGGCGGTCGAGGCGGCCGTTCCTCTATTGGTGATTTGGTTGTGTCGGTGGGTGGCGGTGGCGGCAGTGCGGAACTTACTGCACAAGAACTGAGCCGAACTGGTGGCGCTGTTGGCGAAGGCGGTTGCGGCGGCGGAGGTCACCCAACCGCTACAGCCAACAACAACCTTGGTGGATCATCTATTGCCAACATTGGGAATAACGGCGGCAATGGCACAGCATCAGCGGCTAGCGGTAGTGCAGGCGGTGGTGGTGGCGGTGTTGCCGCAGCAGGTTCTAACGCTGTTACGACAACGGGTGGGGCAGGCGGAGCAGGTTACGACATTGCTGCATTTATCGGCGGAGCGTCCTATTTTGTAGCAGCTGGTGGCGGTGGCGGAGGCACTATCGGCGGTGCAGCTGGTTCGACTGGCGCAGGCGCAGGCAGGTCAGGTTCCGGCACAGGTCACGCAGCAACAAACTACGGTTGCGGCGGCGGTGGCGCTGGAACATCAAGCAACGCAGGCGGCGTAGGATTCCAAGGCGTCGTCTACATCCGATTCAGGGTCTAAATATGGTCTCATACTTCGCTCACATCAACGACCAATCAACGGTCACCGATGTCATCGTGACGCCGTACTTCGCTGACGAAACCGAAGGTCAGGAATACATCACGAATCTCGGTATTAGCGGCACATGGATTGAAACGTACACCGATGGGACTCGCGGCAAATACGCTGCGATTGGCGATACTTACGATGCTGAGTTGGACAAGTTCATTACGCCGATTGTTGAGGAATGAAGCGGGCGCTGATTGCGCTTCCCGCCATACTCACGCTGCTCTTCGCCAACCGTGCGAACGCAGAAACCTATGACCTTGAATGTCGAGAAGTTGCGGTCAGTGTGGCCGATGGGCGAGCATGGATGTGTCAACGAAACTGGAATCCACCAGGATCACGAATTAGTGAAGAACAACGCAAGACTGTAAATGCTGTCGTCCTGCTGACAGTTGTAGCACCACTCAGCAGGAGACGACAATGAACTGGCGTCAATACATCATCGAAAACTCGTGGACGTGGGGAGGTACCTCACTCGTCCTACTCACCCTCACCGGGTCAACGCTCGTTCAAGCGTCCTTGATAACAGCCATTGTGGTTCTTGTACACTTGGCGTTGACCATACAAGGAGAGAACGGTGACAACGACTGACATGGGTATCAAACAGAACGCAACCATCGCACGATTCCTGGACTTGGGCCAACGGCTCTTCTCCCTGTTCCTAGCACGAGCCCTCCCAGCCGTCACCGGTGGAGCCGTCATCGGAGTGTCGGTCAGCAAAGCCGCCATCTTGGCAGGCGCAATGGCCGTCCTCGAAGTCGTCCAAAAACTT